TCACATGTATCCTGGTCGCAATCGGTGAACGGAATCGCGCAAACAATCGAACAAATCACATAAAAAACGCCGGAAATAATCAAAATGACCAAAACAAAAGGCAATAAGACCGTCGAAACAATATTCCCCAATAACGAAATTAAAAAACCTAAAACAACATGCCACCATTTTGGCCGTCCCTCCAAACAATAATTCACAAAAACCGGTGACGAAATGAATTGATCAATGATTGGTTTGGATTCGATGCAATTATATTGTAGTTCGTTTTCAATCACATTGGCCGTCACCGAACAATCCGGTTCACACCAATCCAACGAATCCCCCCGAATAATTCCAACGAACACCGGTTCCGAACAACACGAATCATAAATTTTGACATCGATTTTTTGATTGAATCCAAATGGATCATCAATCAACAATGTTTTTATCAATTGATATCCATCATCATAAAATGTCAATTCCGATGAAAATGAACGTGTTGTTTTTCCGGAATTATCGGTTCGCCTTAGTGTAACTTCGAACGTTTCGGTTCCATCAATTCGACCGGTCAACAATGCGTTGTTGAACGTGATTTTCATGTTTGAATTCATCGCGCCTTGTTTCTTATACGGTTGTTTTTATATTGAATATTTGAAACGATTCCATTGATTCCACGTTCGTCAATGGATAAATTCAAACCCTTTTGTTCGCGAATTGCTTTCTCTATGCGATCCAACTTTCCATCCATTGAACGATTGTTCATCGTGATTAATTGGCCGTTTAATCCTTTCGCCAACAATGGATCGCGGCCGGAATGTATCGCCTCCAATAAAGGCCGGAACCTTTGCGTTTTTTCCTTTGTCACAACGAATTCGCCGCGATGGACAATTCCGGCCGGTTGATATTTGCCGCCGTCGCCCGTATAACCACCCGTCGCAAATGACGCCGCCGCCCTTGCCTGGGCCCTTGCCGAAACCAATCCGGCCGCCAATGCAATCAATGTCGCCGCAATCGTAAACGGCGCCGCCGCGCCACCCTCGGCCGCCGCCTTTGAAATGGCCACCGCCGAATTCGCCACCAATTCAATCGCCGCCAATGCTTGTTGTGTACGAACGAAATTCGCCTTTTTTTCGTTCAACTTTGTCAATTTATCTTCCTCAATTTGCAACAATTCGGCGTTCCCTTTCTCGGCAATTTTCGACGCCGCGTCAACACGTTTTTGTTGTGCGTTAATTTGTCCATCCGTTTCCGAAATGGCGGCGTTCAATGATGTGTTCACCAAATCAATGGTCGCCTTTGTCACTTTCTCAATTCCATCCAAAACGACTTGTTTCCGTTCATCGGCTTGTTTTTTTGATTCGGCCGATTGTTCATCATCCAACGCCAATATTTGGTCGGTGAAATCTTGACGCGCTTTCAAAATATCCAAATCGGCTTGTTTCTCAATTAACACCCTTTCATCGGCCGTCAATTTAACATTCAACAATTCGGCGTCCCTTTTGCTTTCAATCCCTTGAATGACCAAACTTTCCTCCGATTGAATTGAATCCTTTAAATCGCCTAAATTGGCGTTCAATTGTTCTTTTATCGCGTTTCGTTCGGCCGTTGTTCGCGCCGCCGCGAATTGTTCAATCAAAAATCCCCGTTGACGTTCAATTTCGGCCGTGTTTTGTTCGACTTCATTTAATTGACTATCCAAATCAATTTGACGAATTTCGGCCAATGTTTGATTTCGTTTTTCCGCCGCTTGTTTTGTGACCTGGTCGATTTCGTCGTTTGTGTCGTTAATGACTTTTAATGTTTGCAATCGTTGAACCTCTTTAAATTGTTGTTCGATTGTCGTTGTTAACGTTCCGGCCTCACGCGCCTTTTGAATTCTATCTTTTATTGTGTTTTCGATTTCATCAATTTCGAATTGGGCCAATGCTTTAATTTTCGTTTTTTGTTCATCCAATGTTTTTGCATCGATGAATTCAATCGGTTGTTTTTTAACTTCAACACCCAAATCACGAATTTCACGTTGCAAATCTTGAATCAATTCACGCCGTTTGTCACCGGTTTTTTCCGCCGATTTGGATGTTTCGCCATCTACTTTTTTAATCGTTTGACCGGAATCAACAATCTTTTTTGAAATATCATCAATTGATTTTGTGGTTGCGTCATATTGGGCCTGTATGGCGGAAACGTTTCCATAAATTTGATTTTGTAACGCCGTCGCGTTATCCAATTGCGTTTGTTGTTCGGTTACCGAAACGAATTGTGTTGTTTTTTGTTGTGCTTTCAAATCGGCCGCCGCCTGTCCCTCCTTTGCCTTTGTCAATTTTTCCTCCAAATCCAATTGTTGTTTCGTCAATTCAACCAATTGGCCTTCCGCCGCCTTTGCGAATGCCACTTGTTTGATTGATTGAACCAAATTTTGATATTGAACATCCAAATCCTTTATGAACTTTTTTTCGTCGCCGATATTTTTCAACGTCGTTCCATATTGACCATTCAATTGATCAATCAATTTTTTCCGTTCGGCCGATCCGGTGTTGGCCGATTTTATTTCCTTGACTAATTTGTTCAATTCGGAAATCGATTTCGCCGATTCGGCGTTTGCCTCGGTGTTGGCCGTCGTTAACGCCGTTTGTGAATCCAACAATTTTTCGGTTTGAACCGCCGTTTCTTCAACCGAATCGCCAAAATCAACGAACAACGCCGCCGCCGTCGCCAATACGGAAACAACCAATCCGATTGGATTCGCTTTCAACGCCGCGTTGAATCCGGTTGTTGCAATGGTCGCCGCGCGTGTGGCGATTGATTGCGCCGTTGTGGCGCCTGTCATTAAATTGGTCGCCGCCGTCGATGCGCGTGTGAATAACGCCTTTGCACGTTGAACGGCCAATCCGATTTGCTCTTGAATTAACAACGCCTTGAATCGCAATTCATAAATCAATTGTTGTTGAATTGCCGCCTTTTGTTGACCAACATAAAATGCAACCGCACCGGCCAACAACAACAACGCCGTTTGGTTTTCCTCAACGAACGCCGGAACCTTTTGGATCGCCGTGATAAAATTGAACGCCGCGTCGGTTAACGTTTCGAAAATTGGCAATAATCCCGTTCCGATGGATCGTTTCAATTCGTCGAACTTTCCGACCAATGTGGACAATCGACCGGCCGTTGATTGTGATAATTTATCGGTCAATCCGAAAAACCGGCCACCCTCCGATGTCAATGATTTGAAACCCTCCTCCAAATTGGCGAACGATATTTGTCCCTCCGAACCCAATTTTTTCACTTGGGATTCGGAAACGCCCAATTGTTTCGCGAATTCGCCAATGATTGGAACACCGGCCTCCGTTAATTGGTTTATATCTTCAGCGAATAATGTCCCTTGAACACGGGCCTTTCCATAGATCACGGCCAATTCGTTGAAATCCTTTCCGGTCGCCGATGCAACGTCACCAATTCGCCCCAATGTTGTGGTTAATCCATCAACCGGTTCGCCGAATGCTAATAAGGCCTTTCCGGCCTGGTTAACCTGTTCCGGTGTGAATGGCGTTTTGATTGAAAATTGGTTCAAATCTTCAAAAACTTCCTTTGCTTTTTCCGCCGATCCCAAAAACGTTTCCAATGAAATTTGAACGGTTTCATAATTCGAAACCGCTTCAATGGCGCCCTTTCCGAAATCAATCGCCGACGCGGCCAACGAAACGCCGCCAAACGCCGCCGCCGCGCCGGTCAATGTTTTTTTCAATCCGGTCAATTGGGATTCGGCGCCCTTTGTCGCCGTTCCTATGTTTCCTAATCCGGCCTTAACCGCCTCCAATTCGCGCCTTAATTGGGCCGTATCGGCTTGAATTTTGAATAAAACGTTTTTAACGGCCATGATGTTTATTTTATTTTTTCGAATGCTTCATTGCGTTCGTCAATAATTCGAAAATATGTTGAAACGGTTTGATAATATTCATCCGTTGATAGGTTTTCCAATGCTTTCATTTCGGTGACTTTCGAATCACAAATTATTTGATTGACGAAATTGATTTGGTCAATGTATCGCCCAATTTCAAACGATGCAAAATTTGATTGAACCGTTCGTTTGACGGGCCGTTGGCTTTCAAATAAACGTGAATATCGTTGGCGGATAGTTCCGAATATTTCGTTGTGAATGCGAACGCCTGTTGCAAAAAAAAATCCTTGGAACGACCATTTGATTTGATTTTTTCGATTTTTTTCGTTTTCCAAACGTCGGAAAAATCGGTTTCATCCTCGCCATTTAAAACGAAATAACACGCCGCCAATTCAATCAATGTGTTTTCCTCGCCTATGTATGTCAACCGGAATTCAATTTCACTTAATAAGTGAAACAATTCAACGATGTTCCCATTGTTCGCCGCTTTTTTCATTGAATCGATGAAAATTGTCATTGATTCGTTCGTCATGTTCATTTCGGCGAATCGTGTGGCGATTTCGGCCGCGATTGCACGTCGCGCCGGAATGGTCATGATGTTCGTGTATTGGAACCATTCGTCGCCATCGTCGTCGATGAAAACGCGTTCCAATGGAATTTTGGATCCGGTTGATGAAATGGTTTTGGATTCGATTTGTTGTGTTGGTTTACGTTTGAATAAATTCATGTTTTGGTTTTTGATTTGCCAAATTTAAAATTTATTTGAACGTTTTGATGAAATCATTGTGAAATGTCCAAATGTAATATCGAAAACAATCCAACAAGTGTGTCAATTTCGCGTCCTTACCTTTGTCGATGTCGCCGTCCGGTGTTGTTTCGACCGATTGTAAATCGTGAATTAAAAATTGACATGATGAATCAATGACCAGGTCGCCGTGTTTTTGCAACATCGAATTCAACAACACGCGCGAATTTTTAATCGATGGATTCACGGATGGAACCTTGAACGCCGATTTCGGAATTTCAAGTTCATCACGGATGATTGTGTAATAATTTAACGCGCCTTTTGTCATGGCCGAACGATTCGCGCCGGATGCGTCACCGGTCACGATGAAAAACCTTTCACCGAATTCGATTTTGATCGTTTCGCATAAATTGAAAATATCGGAATTCCGCAATCGAAATTCACGAAATATTCGAATCTTATTTCCATACGATTGACCGGCGATACATGTGATTGGATCAACGTTGAAATCGAACGACAAAATGATTGGTTCGTTTGGATGAATTTCAACATTCGGTTTGACGGTTTTGAATTTGTCGAACGCATACGCGAACGGCCGTTGAACATCAATGACGTCCCAATCGCCATTCACGAAAACCGCGCGTGTGACATCATCCAAATTTTCCATCGCGGCCATGTATTCCGGCGGCAATGTTGGATTGTCAATCATCAACGCCCGTTTGTAAAAATAGGACGGTTTCAATTCGTCGTTGATGAATGGTTCGTGAAATTCCGTTTTCGTCCACGTTTGCGATGGATTGCATGTCATTAAAATTAATCGCGGCGGCGTTTTCAATGGTTCCGCCAATATGTGACGGCCCACCCTCAATTTGCATTTGTCAAACGTTTTTTTTTGTAGTTCCTGTGATTCCTCCAATAAAAAAAAATTCGTTTCCAATCCGTCGAACCTGGTCAAATTTTTGTCCATGTTGTAATTTTCGGGAAAAAACTCCAACGTTGAACCATTCGTGAACGTGACGATGTGATCCGTTTGATGATATGATTTAATAAAATTTTTCGGGCAAAGTTTAAAAAACGTCGGAATGGTCGTTCGTTTCAACGATGGCAATGATTCACGAATCACATGTGATTTGGAATGTGGAAATACACGGGCCAACGCGATCAACGTCGCCAACGAAACAAATGATTTTCCGCCACCGGCCGCGCCTCCAAACAATAAACATTCATATCGAAACGAAAAAACCGCTTCCATGAATTCAAATTGTTTTTGATGTGGTTCGAATGCGATGTTCATTTTGATTGATCAACAATGAATTTATCAAATTCATTTAATGGAATGTCCAATGAAAACGAAATTCCGGATTTCAAATGAATCGTTGTTTTGTTTTCAGTTCCTCCATAAAAACATTGCAATTCATCCAATCGAAAACGAAATGGACATGATTCAATCGGATGTTCAATTCCCAAATCTTCGAATTCAATGTTCGATTCGATTAAAAAAAACGCATCACAAAAAACCAAATCGCCATTTCGTTCAATCATATTTCCATTTTTTTCCGTTCCATCAATTCCGAATATATATCAATCCAATAATCGACCGATTCGCCATCCAATGTACGTTCGTTTTTCAATTTGAATTCGCTCAATATATCATCAATTTTTTTATGAACGAACAACATGGCCGATTGAACGTCGCCATGTTTATCAATTAACCTATCAACAACGTCGTTTTCCATCAATTAAATTCAATAACCTGGTCACCAATTTTAAAAATTTGTTTGTCGCCCGAAATTTCGACATTCATATTGTCGCCCCAATTCGCCGGATCAACATTTTTCAACGCAAAAATCACGGCCGTTGGATTCGGGCCAACATATCGTTTTTTAGTTTTTATTCGCTTTCCGGTCAATTGTCCCGTCATGGAAAAAATTTCGTCGATTTCGGTTTCCTCAACCCAATATCCAACAATCAATCGAATCAAACCATCCTCCGATTTTTCGCGAATGGATTCCTTTCCGATTTTGGCGTGTTTTTCCTTTGCTTTTTTATATCGGTCTGAAATCCATGAATCGCGATCCGACCAATTCCAAAACGTTCGAACCGTGATCCCATGTTCGCCACAACACGATTCGATTGTGACATTGCCGGTTTCATAGTCGGAACAAATCAATTCGATTTTTTCGCGACGTTCGGCGATGATTTCGGCGTCGGTTTTTTGAACCTTTTTTGGTTTTGCCGTTTTCGGTTTTGTTTTCTTTTTAATCATGTTTCCATTTGTTTGGACAATGGATGTCCCGTTGGCGTGTTTTACGAACGCCGAATCGTTTTGTTGTGCAAATATATCAAAACATTGATTGTTGAACGTGACGGCCGTTTAAACGTTGAACATGTTGTTCGGCCTGTTCGCGAATTTTTCGGATGGCATTTTCACGCGATTTCAATGATTCAATCCAATCGTTGATTTCATCCGGCGATTGTGCAACAAAATAACCTTTTGACGTTGCGACCAAACCAGGAACCAAATTGTTCAATCGAATGTATTGAATCATTTTCCGGATTCGTGATTCCTTGAATTCAATTCCGAAATGGGCCTTTAATCCGAACGCGATTTTATCGGCCGTGACTATGTTGGCCTTTCCAACTTTCGTTTCAAATCGTTTGATTATAATGTTGACCACATATTGTTCCTCCGATGATATTTCAACGGTGAAATCTTCGAATCCGACTATCATGGTTTTTTCAGTTTTTCCAATTGGTCAACTAATTTTTGACGTTTTTCCGACCAACTATCAATCATTTTTTGCGTTGTTTTTTTTTGTTGTTCCAATGATTTGATTAATCGATCGGCGTGTTCAATTCCGTTTTGAATTGAATTCGATGTGTTGAATAGGTTCATATATTTTTTTCAAATTGCGATTGAATGAAATCCGACTTTCGAATTTTCGACCATTGGTTTTTTATGTTTTGTGTTCGAATCTGTTCGAATATCATTTGCAATGATCCGGCCGTTCCGGAATAAACCAAAACGATTTTGGAAATGTAAATGGCCAATGTTAAAATGGCAATTGTAATAATTGCAACCGTTGAAATTGGAATCGTCCAAATCAATGAAATTTTTTCGATGATGTTTAATTTTTTCATGTGTTCAATTTATTAATAAAATTACAATAATTGATCCCGTCGCATAACCAAAACCCATACACATGGCAATTTTGAAACGTTCGGCGTTCGTTTTTGCTTCGATTTGATATTTTATGAATGGCAAACCTAAAAACGGGCCTACAAACGCCCAAAAAACCATTGGGATTGAATCTTTGTTTGCGACGGAACCAATGTAAAATGTTGCGGCGATTTCAATGATTAAACTTGAAAAGAATAATATTAAAAATTTCATTTTTTAAAATGGCAAATCGCCGGATTCGGATTCAATTGATTCCAAAAATGATTGTGGTTTTGGAATTGGTTCCGGTTCGTTTTTATTTGATACGGATTCGGATTCACGATTTGAATCGCGTTCCAATGATGACATGATTTCGCATTTTTCGCCAATGATTTGAATCGATTTTTGTTTGATTCCGTTTTTGTCGGTGTATTCATCAATTTCAATTTCGCCAACGATCAAAATTTTCATTCCTTTTTTGATATAATTTTCGGCGAATTCGGCCGAATAACGAAATTGAATGATTCGAAACCATGTGGTTTTTTTTTCATCCTTAATTTTTTTAGTCACGGCGATGGAATATTTCGCCGATTTGATTCCGTTGGTTGATGTTGAAATTTCCGGATCCGATCCGACATTTCCAACAATTGTGATTTGATTCATGGTTTTATGATTTTAAGTTGATTATTTGGTTGAATGATGTTTGATTGTTCAATGATTAATTGGTTTTGAATTAACCAGGATTCGAAATTCAATCCCATTGGATGAACGGCGCGATCCAATGGTTGACCGGATTCGTCAATTCGTTGGATTCCGTTTTCATCCATTGCCGGTTCAATTTTACATTCACGAATGAATTCGCGTTGTAAGAGCATCAAAACGGCGGAACCGAATTGAATTTGTTGTTGGTTTTTATTCATTGTTTTGGTTTTGGTGTTTGGATTATTGAATCGATTTCCATGAAATGGTTGTTTGTTTTTGGTCATTGTTTCAATTTTAATTGTTCGATAATTTCAATGAAATCGATGTTGTTATTTTTTAGTTTTTCGAAATATTCACGAATTGCGATTTCACGCGATTTGGTTTGAACCATATCATTGAATTCAATGTGACGTTCGCCATTTTCGATTGTTTCGATTATTTTTCGCGCGTGTTGAACCTGGGACAATTTATTGAATGATTTCGATTTCAATTCACCTTTCACGATTGGTTCGGCCCTCAAATATATTTCGCGTTTTTCGTTTAATGTCAATGCAATTAATCCCAATTCATTTTCCAATGTATCGAAAACCGTTCGTGTTGAAATGGTTCCCCAATTGATTAAATGTTTTTCATTGAATTCAATCCATTTTTTGACGATGCAATCATCGACAAATTGCCAAAACAATCGTTTTTTGGTTTCCGGTGTTGGTTCCAATGGATCGGCCTGTTCATTCAATTGTTGATTGAATTCCTTTTGGGCCGAATTTTTTATTTTTTGGAATGCGTTCATGACATCGGCAAAATAAACCGCGTTAAAATTTTGATAATGCGTCAAATCCACGTTTAATTTTTGCGCGGCCGCCATTCGAAACGCCAATTTCATTTCCTCGGTGTTGAATCCTTTCATTTCGGTTTTGATGAAATCAATCAAAACGGCCTTTTGTAAATCGGATGGCAAATTTTCCGCTTTCAAACCTATCAACGCGAAAATATATCGCAATGATTGTTTGATTGGTTCAACATCGTCTAAATCGCGAATTTTAATTCCTGTATTGGCGGCGACTAAAATTTCACGCGCGTTAAAACTCACGAATTGCATCGTCGAAATTTGGTTTTGAATTTCGATTTCCGTTTGGTGTTTGATGATTTGATTTTCCATTTGATTTGATTTTGAGCCAATTTTTAATTGTTAAATTTACGGATGTATATTTTGAAACCAACGGTTTGAAATTTTCCATTTGATCCAAAACGTCACAAATATTTTGAAACGATTCCAATGTCATGATTTTTTCGGATTGTTCAAAATTGATTTGCGTTTTCATTTTTTTTATGTTCGGACAATTTTCATCGATGTAAATCATCAAATCGTTTTTTCGTTCATCAATATTAATATTATTAATATTGTTTAATGAAGATGAAGATGAAGATGAAGATGAAGGGGTTCGGTTTTGGTTGTTGGTTTGGTTAACCAAACCTTGAACCAAATTTGAACCTTTCGATTTTTTTTCAATCAATTTCGGATTGCCACCTAATTGACCAACATCGCGTCGAATTTGGCGAATGCGTTCATCGTTGACCATTCGTTTTGAAAAATATCGGTTTTTTTCGTCTAACTTTAGTATTCCGAATTTCGTCAGTTCATCGAATGTTTTTTTGAACTTTTTTTGACTTAATCCGGTCAACTTTTGGATTCCTTTTGAATCCAAAACGTGTTCATTTATCATCAAAACACCTATTTCATCCGACAAAAACATGATCGACAATAAATCAATCCAAACGCCGCGTGTTTCATGCGAACACATTCGCAAAGATGGATCCGTCAACCAATCGGCCGCGTAAAATTGAAACGCCGGTGAACGTTCGCGCGAATTTTTTTTGAACGTCATGATTGAATCGTTTTCATCAATTGGTTGAAACGTCCATCGCGAATTTTACGTTTTCCGGCAATCACATTGTGAACGAACGTTCCGGAAAAATCCGGATGTTGTGAAACAAAATTTCGCGTCGTTTTGAACCTGGTCAACAATT